ATACCTATTCCAGGCGAGAGTGTCACTCTAAACGCCTCTGACCTGCTCGGACAGGCAAGTGCCGAACAGACTGCACTAAAAGAAGAGTTGAAGACAATACTTGACGAAATGACTTACAAGGCGCTCGCAGAGAAAGATGCTGCGATGATTACCGCAATAGATACCGTTCAGCAAGAAATCCCAATGTTAATTTACCAAGGATAGGAGGTGAGATATGAGCAATGAATGGAATCAGCCATCAGCACCTCCCCCTCCGCTGTTCTTAGGCAAGAAAGAGCGAGACCTAGTTAAGCAAGTCAACGATGAGCTTATTGAAAGAGTAATAGGTCAAACTATAGTTTACTATCCAATTGATATCGAGAGGACAAACTATCACGATCTCTATGGCGAGGCACTAAAGAAAACTTTTCTCCCGCCAGTTCGAGTTCATGCCCTTGTTGAATTCGAGGGTATAAACACAAAGTATAGTTCAAATATTGGATTGGACAAGGAATCAAATATTACTGTTCACTTCCACAAGCGGAGATTGACAGAGGATCAAGACCTCTATGTGAGAGAAGGCGATTTTGTTTTGTACGGAAGCATATATTACGAGATAGTTACTTTATCAGAGCCAAAACAATTGTTTGGGCAAATCGATCATTTATTGGAAATATCTGCTAAATGTGTGAGAGCAAGAGAGGGACTATTCGATGCCGCCTGATTATTCATTTACAGAGATGCAAGGTGCAAATGGAATCATAAAAGAAATAGAGTTTATGCCTTCAACTCTAGAGGTCATAGACCGAGCTTTGTTCGATTTTGCAGATAAAGAATTGAACATCCATGTTAACACCAACAAGGGATGGAAGAAGGTGCCTATCATTTGGGTGTCGGCCGAGAGGGCATATCAAATTAAAAGCGGCAAGGACTTAAGAGACTCTACCGGTGTCCTGAAGCTGCCTCTAATAACAATAGAGAGATCTTCAGTAGAGAAAGATCCGGCCTTTAAGGGAGGATTTCAGGCCCATGTTCCAGATTCTGACGGAGTAAGAAGAATAAGTCTTCCGGCAGCAAAAGTTATTAAACAGGACAAGACTTCGAATTTCCAAAATGCTTGGTCTGCAAGACAGCATGGCTCTCCCGATAACCTGCCTGTCGGCCACGGCCAGGTAAATTTCCCAACCGACAAGGCAGATAAAAGCAGGGTCGTGATGCAGACAAAGTATCTGCCCGTGCCTGTTTATGTAAAAGTCATGTATTCGCTGAAAATAAGGACAGAGTATGTCCAGCAGATGAACGATGTATTTCAGCCTTTTATTACAAAAACGGGACAAATGAATAGTTTTTTTATCTCCCACGAAGGACATCGATACGAGGGCTTTATCGAGGGATCTTTCGGTCAGACAAATAACATTGCTGAACTGGGTGAAGAAGAGAAAAGCTATGAGACGAATATTGATCTTAAAATACTTGGATATCTGATGGGTGAAGGGCCCAACGATGAGAAGCCAAAGGTTTCTATTGAAGAAAATGTTGTCGAAGTAAAAATACCCAGAGAAAGAGTTATTGTTGGCGACATCAATACCTTCCTCAAAAAGAAAGACGAGGGCAAAGGTTTTTACCGAGAGTAAAAGGATTTTGCCTCTCTACAGTACTATTTATTAAGTGAAAATGCTGTAATCGCAGAAGTTAAGGAGACGCACATAATGGCTGACGCTAAAAAGTTTAGATTTGTATCACCAGGAATTTTCCTGAATGAAGTTGATCAATCATATCTGCCCGCACTACCTACAATCGTGGGGCCGGTAATCATTGGTCGAGCAGAGAAAGGACCGGGAATGATACCTGTGAAGGTAGGATCCTTCTCAGAATTTGTTAATATATTTGGCAATCCTATTGCCGGCAACGGTGCAGTTGATGATATTTGGAGAGATGGTAACTTTACTGCTCCAACTTATGGAGCATACGCTGCTCAGGCTTATTTGAGGGCAGGTGTTGGTCCTGTGACTTTTGTTCGACTTATGGGTACAGAGCATGCACAGGCAGACGGCGCCGGCGCAGCCGGCTGGGCTACTACAAAAGATCCTAATCCATCTAGAGAGAGCAACGGTGGCCCAATGGGACTGTTTGTGTTCCCGTCTTCATCGACACCAGGCCCCCTAGGATCCGTGGCAGGCGGCAATTCACTGGTTACTGGTTCGCTCGCTGCAATCTTCTATTGCGATAGCGGTTCCGTCCCTGTTTTGACGGGAACAATGGTCGATGGTGGAGTGGGAGAAGGCACCGGTGCACCTATCCGTTCTGACTCTAACGGCCTGTTCACAATTCGCATGCTTAATGATGAAGTTGATCTCCCGTCCCCGTCGGCTGCCCCAACTCAACCGGTACACGAAGAGAAGATAACTTTCAGCCTCGACCCTGACAGCGACAACTTCATTCGCAAGATGTTCAATACTAATCCAATTAAGTCCGCCCAGGCAAGCTTGACAGAAGCGAGCACAAAGAGCTATTGGCTCGGCGAGACCTACGAGAGGCACTTGACAGAAAATTCTCTTAACACAGCCGCAATTCGATATGGAATGATCGCGGCCGTTTGTTCTGGGTCCGACAAGGGGCAGCACGATAGGCAATTTGGCTATCGCGATGCTCAGTCTGGTTGGTTCTTCTCACAGTTTACTTCCGCAGACACATCCAGCTATGCATACGACAATATGACAAAACTGTTCAAGTTTGCTGGCATCAACGGCCACGGAGAGTGGCTACAAAACAATATCAAGATTTCAATCGCAAATGTGCGGGCATCTTCCAACGATAATGTCAAGTACGGTACATTTGATGTTCTCCTGCGAAGGGCTTATGATAACGACCAAGCGCCAGAGATCGTAGAGCAGTACAGTGGCTGTACCCTTGACCCTTCTTCTTTCGATTATATTGGTGTCAAGATCGGTACCACATTTCGTAACTGGGACACCAACGAGAATCGATATCGTACCTTTGGAGATTATCCTAACCGTTCTAAATATATTCGAGTTATTCTTGAAGAGGATGTTGCTATGGGTGCGGCCGATCCATCATTGTTGCCATTCGGTGTCTATGGCCCTCCGAGATTGAAGGGCGCGACATTCCATTCTGGTACCCTCACCGGCGTAGCTGCCGGCTGGACCGCCGGAACAGGCTGGATGCAGACATCAGGAAATATTCCTGACGGAGCCGCCAAATGGTCGACTGGTACCGACATTCCAGGCCGTTTTGCCGCTGTCGGCGACGTCGGCGCCGCGAAATGGGTACATGTGTTTGGAACAGCAAGCATCAAATTCCCAGCAGTCGGCATACGAGTGACTGATGTACAAGATACTTCTACTGCAACAAAGAATGCATTCTATGGCCTTCATACTGGCAAATCAAGCACCAGCACGGTGCACGATGCCGGCTATCCTGATTACCTGAGAACTCTAGGCGAAGATGTACAATCTGGCTGGTCTGATACTTGGGATATAAGCGGATATGGAACAAACATGGAGCCACAATGGGTATTCTCCTTGGATGAGATTTCCTGTTCTTGTGCTACCAACTTTACCGGCACCAACCCAACCAAGCTCATCCTGAGCGCAAGCTGGGCATCCGGCAACATGGGCTCTGATGCAGTTTCTTGGAATGCCCTCCCTGTTAGTACCGCTGGCAACCTTGCCAACAACCGATACCAGAACATTCTCGATTCTAGAATCAACCGATTCTCGGCACCAATGTTCGGCGGATTCGATGGTGTTAACATTAGGGAACGTAACCCATTCCGAAACAGCCTGCTAGCCGGTACAACGAACGAGATCTCGAACTCTGCTTACAACACTGTTAAGCGAGCAATCAATACGGTCGCCGATGCAGAAGTTGTCGAGTGTAATGCAATCTGTATGCCTGGCCTTACAGAGCCGACTCTTACCAAGTATCTCATTGATGTTTGCCAAGAGCGAGCAGATGCTCTTGGAATCATTGATATCGAGAAGGGATTTCTGCCTCGCCACGAGGTCGCCTCTACTGTCGCCATTGCCTCTCGTAAAGGCGACCTGCCACAGGCCCTTACAACATTCAAGGCTCGTAACCTGAACAACAGTTATGGTTGTGCTTACTATCCTTGGGTTACCATCCGAGACAGTGTTAACGGAACATATGTTAAGGTACCGCCTTCAGTCGTCGCTTTGGGTACATTTGCTAACACAGAAAGGATGGCTGATGTATGGTTCGCCCCTGCTGGATTCCAGCGAGGTGGCTTGTCACAAGGCGCTGCGGGGCTTGTCGTTACTGGTGTTGAGACCAGACTGACTTCACAAAACCGTGATGATCTTTACGACATGAACATTAACCCAATCGCAAGCTTCCCGCGAGAAGGCATCGTGGTCTTCGGACAGAAGACACTGCAAGCAAACCGGTCGGCTCTTGATAGAATCAATGTTCGTCGACTCATGCTGTATGTCAAGAAGGGAATTTCGTTGATTTCATCAACAACCCTGTTCCAGCCCAATGTCAAGCAAACTTGGGATGGATTCAAGAGCCGGGCAGACTCTTTCTTGGCCGATGTTAAAATCCGATTCGGTGTTGACGACTACAGAGTCGTTCTCGATGGCACCACAACCACACCAGACTTGATCGATCAGAACATCATGTATGCCAAGATCTATATTAAGCCAACTCGTGCCATCGAATTTATTGCGATTGATTTTATCATCACAAAATCTGGAGCATCATTCAACGACTAGCAAAATTAAGGGGGGCTTTTCCGCCCCTCGCACTATTTATTAATAGATTGAGGAGAAAAACTAGTAATGGCAACAAATGATACAAATTTTTGGACCAATGCTCCGAGCGTCGATCCCAAAAGAGGGTTTAGGTTTAAAATTACCATGTCTAAACTTGGCGGCGGAATGCTTTGGATGGCAAAGAAGGCAGATAGGCCTACGGTTACTTTGACCGAAGCAAAGCACGACTATTTGAACCACAGCTTCTATTGGCCGGCCCGAGCCGAATGGAATGAGGTCAGTATAACTTTGGTTGATCCAACAGACCCGGATATTGCCGACAGTCTTCTGTCTTTTATGGAAGCTTCTGGATATAACATCCCAGGCTCGACCGCGGATGCCGAACTAAGCTCTATTTCGAAAGCAGGTGCTCTCGGTGCCACTGGCGAGATCAAGATTCAGCAGATAGACGAGAAAGGCAACCCATTAGAAGCTTGGATCCTCCAGCATGCTTGGATCAAGGAAGTCGATTTTAGCGAGCTTGACTATAGTAATGATGATCTGTCTGAGGTGACCCTCAAGGTACGATATGACTGGGCTCAGTTCAAAGGAAAGTCCGGCGCAGAAAGATTCAAGAAATAATAAGTCACAACTATTTGTGCAGCACCATTTTGTTCTTGCCTCTATTTATAGTATAGGAGAAGTGAACAATGGCTGATGATCCCTCTAAAGAAGAATTCCTAACTTGGGATCCCGAAGTACAACTGAAATATCTGACCGATAAAGGCATCGCCGCAGAGAGAGCTGAAGAGTACCTTACAGCACAAACCGCAGCAGCAGTGGATGAACCAGAGCCTGAACCTTTCCATATGGAGATGGCTGCACTCCTTGACGATGCGCTCGCAGCCCAAGAAGAAGAGTTAGCAGCCAGCGACCCCTCCCATGCTGACTATGGCGAAAAGCCATCAGCCGAGGAACACGAAACCGATCTGCGGCTTGAGGCATGGGGCCTTGATTTAGAAACACCAAGCCTTTCTGAAGGAATTGGTTATGATCCCCAGGCCAACACGCTCACGAATTCATATACTTTTGAAGATCCCATCGCGGAAGAGGAAGCGCAGATGGAGCCGGAAGAGGAAGCCGCGCAAGCTGAAGCGGAAGAACTTTATTATCCAATGATCGATCCCTCTCTTCTCGCCGCCGCAACGACAACTGATACTATCACTGGCGATATGCTCGACGACACCAGAACTTCTACTGAAATAGCATACGAAGAGTCCGTCGAACTCGCCACTGATGCAGCATCGGAATATTTGTCCGCCAGAGAAGACAGAGAGGCACTGGAGGCAGAACTGGCCAGCGGGATTCTTGTCTCTGCAAACTATAGTAAAGACCGCCAGTATGAAGAAATAGAAAAGATACGGGCAGAGATCGAAGTAGCCAAGTTCGTCGAGGAAACAGCCCTAGACACAGCCGCGGCCACCGAGGCTTTGAAAGTCACCGCCAGTGAAGATCTTATGCTGGCAGAAGAGCAGGCGGCAATTGCGGCCGAATGGGATGCCGAGGTCGCACTCCTTAAAGAACAGATCGCGATCCGGGAAGAAGTCAAAATACAACTCGCTATAGCCGATGCGGTTGTCTCTGATACGGACATTATGAAGGGAGAGGGCATTAGTGGTGCCGAAGACATAGAGGCCTTGGAAGCCGCGGCCGCCCATGCCGCGGAGGTGTGGACCGGAACAGTCGTCGCCGAATCGTCCGAAGCGACCCAAAAAGAAGCAGAGGAATTGTATCTCCAAGCTACTGAGGTTATTGACACGGCAAAGGAAACTGTGTCAATTGTTAAAGAAGAATTAGCAACTGAAGCCGAAGAAGTACTAGACTCCGGGGGCTTCCTCCTCTCAGCCCTTGCCGGCGAAGAAGGAATTTCGGTAGATGCCGCGGGTAACCTGACAACAGGCGAAAATCTCGACACGAGAGAGGAACGAGAAGATGCACTGGCATATGTTGCTGACCAACTGGCGGAAATTGAGGATCTTCTTGACCCAGACAAGGCGATGGAATTCCATAATGATGCAAACGACGACGGACAAGTAGACCCAGGAGAGATGGTCGTCGGCCTCCAGAAAGATTTTTTAGATCCAGAGACTGTCGAGCGATTGGAAACACAGCAGGCGGATCTTGAGAAGCTCACACAGCAGATAACTGATGCAGAAAAACTTATCGGCTTTAAGGGTGATCTTCTCAAGGCCAAGGGGGGACACGGCGATCCAAATGCAAAATCAATTCAGGCTTTCTGGACAAACGCACCAAAGTACGATCCAAAGCTTAAATTCAGATTCAGGGTCAGAATAGATGGGATGGCAATTCAAGATGCTTTAGGCAAAACAGCCGACGACAATCCTGGCGATGACCACTACAACGACACTAAGCCGATAGTAGGAGATGATGAGGTATGGTATGCAAAGTCAGTCGACAAGCCAAAGATAACATTTGCTACGATTGGTGCAGACTTTATTCCCCTGGGTCGACAGGTCGCATCATTACGGCCCAGACCAGAAATGCCTTCTTTTGGTGCTGTCAGTATGGTTCTCGTTGATCCTGGATATCCGAATGCGACTAGGAAATTGATTAGATGGCTCCGAAGAACGGGATACAACGATACCAGAGCAAAGGCAGCGATGAAATTAACATATAACGAAGATCCTGCCACTGCATTTCTTAAAACCATTGGGAATGTGCAAATAGAGCAACTAGATGCGAATGGTTTTCCACTAGAGAAATGGACACTGGTAGATGCTTTCCCACAGGAAATTGATTTTGGACAACTGGACTATTCCAGCAATGATTTAGTGGAGATTAAAATAACTTGGGCATATAGGACTATAAAAGTCAAATTCGCTGCCCACGGCGCCGAAGAGGAGTTTGATTATTTCAGTCAGGATGGTTATATCAACATGACCGATGACCAACAGGCCGAGGCGATGAAGAAGCAGGCACAGGCCGACAATCCGGCACCATCAGCTTACAAGACACCCCCGAAGACAAAGTAGGCAACAGAATGAATTCAAAAAACTACTTGACAACTATTTAATGATAGGTTATATTATAAACTAACAATAGAGGTAACTATGAGAGATAATCAAAAACGCATGTCGGCAGCAGCAGATCCTGCCCCGCAAGCGGCTGAACCCAATGCATCAGCATTGAACTTTACAACCCCAACAGAATTTGTTGAATTACCATCCAAGGGAAGATACTATCCCGAAGAACATCCACTCCACGGACAAGGAACGGTTGAGATCAAGTTTATGACCGCGAGAGATGAGGATATTCTTACATCCCCAACTCTTTTGAAGAAGGGGTTGGCGATTGATAGATTCTTGCAGAATGTTATTGTCAATCGGGCGATCAATATCGACACATTGCTTTCTGGAGACAAGAATGCTATTCTTATTGCCTCGCGGATTAACGGCTTCGGAGCAAATTATGAGACAAAACTAGCTTGTCCAGGATGCCAGACAACAGTACAGAACAGCTTTGATCTTTCTGAGGTTCTTATGTATGGCGGAGACGATATGGACGAATACAATGTCCGCGCCACCGGCACAGGGACATTTATTGTTTCTCTTCCAAAGACAAAGATGGATGTTGAAGTTCGACTCTTGACTAGCAAGGACGAGAACGAACTAGCTGCATCGATGCAGCGGAAGAAGAAGAAAAAAGCACTAGAAACAAACTTAACCGACCAGCTTCGAAAGATTGTTGTTTCCGTCAACGGAGTCGACGACCCAAGGCAATTGCATCAATTTGTGATGACTCTTCCTGCTTTTGACTCACGATATCTTCGTTCTGCGTATCTTAAGGCTGTGCCTGGTATGGATATGACACAAGATTTTGCCTGCGAAAACTGCGGCTTCGAACAGGAGGTCGATATCCCGATGACGGTTGACTTTTTTTGGTCTAACAAATGAGTACATCGCTCATGTTTATGAGGAATTCTTTCTCTTAAAATACCACGGCAACTGGTCATTTATGGAAGCATATAGTCTCCCAATAACAATCCGCCGATGGTTCCTCCGACGACTTGGAGAACAGATAGAGAAAGAAAACAAGCAATACGAAGAGGCTTCGAAGGGATCTGGCTCCGGAAGACGGTAATGTCTTCTGGCTCTTTTCTTTATAGTAAACTAATTATATCAAGGAGACTGTCGGAATGAATATTACATCGGAACAAATATCCCACGCACTTGACGAGACACTCAAGGAGTATGCGAAGGCTAGCTCAATGAGAGCAACCTCATCTGATATTGAGAAGGCACAGAAACGACATGCTGCAACTTTCAGTGGCTTAAACAAAGAATTGGCACAGGAGTTCGTCGGCATGGTGAGATTGGCAGCGATTGGTAAATTGGCCGGCGCCGGAGGCCGCCTCAAAGATATCCCAAAGAGGGATGAATATATTCCTGATTTCTCTTTGGAGGGCTATCCATCGATGGATGATGCAGTTGCGGTACTAGACAAGCATTTAGGAAAGGCAGAGACTGATTATGGATTCACTGCCAAAAAGGCAGAGATCGATCAAAACCGCGACCTAGAGACAGAACAAAAAATAGATGCATACAATCAGTTCATCGATGACCTGAGAGGTAAAATTGATATAGCCAAACGGTTCATCGCCGGCAAAGGCCCATTAGAGGGCGTGGATTTAGATTTTAAAAAGTATGTCAGTAATTATTGGGAAACCAGAGAAGAAAATTTCAAGAATAAATTAGCAGGAGACACAGAAGAACTGATTGAGCTTCTTCGATTTGAACTGGAAGAGCCGGCCGGCAGACCATTGACTCCCACTCCACAGCTTGCTGAGGCGGTTATGCCGAGCGCAATCGGCAAGGATAGAAAATATGCTGATTTATATAAAAAAATATTAAACATCCTTAACAAAAAACGATCAGAAATTGATAAAGAGATTAATCCAGCGCTGACCAAACATGTAGAAGCAGTGGAATTTTATAAAGAAAAATACAAAAATGAGAACAAACAACACACTGGCCACTGGGGATATGATGGGCCAGAGACAAGTTCTGAAAAAATGTGGAAAAAGCTTGTGGAGTTCCTTAAGAAGCTTAAGGCATCAACCATCGAACCGGCAAAGGAGGACATCATTCTCGCCATGGAACAAATAGATACACTGGAGAATCAACCAGAGCCGGCTGCTCCTGAACCACCTGGTGAGGATAGTCATGCGGAGTTAATGCGGAGTGTAAGAGATCAGTTTTCAGGAGGGGTGCCCTTTCAGGAAA